AGCTCCTACAGTATCAGCAATAGTTTCTGCTAAAGTAACACCTGCAATAGTAAGCGCGTCAGTTTCTAAGGTTCCGTCAACATCTACATCGCCTGAAATATCTAAAGAGGCGGCAGTCAAAACACCTGCAACCGCTAATGTACTTGCCATGTCTACTGCGCCATCAATATCAACAACATCAAGGTTAGTAGTTCCGTCTACATCTAGATCGCCATTAAAGTCTACATTACCTGCTACCGCAAGTGTTGTAGCCATGTCTACTGCGCCATCTATATCGACTACATCAAGGTTAGTAACTCCGTCAACATCTAAAGAGCCATCAATATCTACTGCGCCTGAGAAGTCACCTGTAGCCGCATCAAGCTCACCACTTAATGTGATGTTAGTAGCACCTGTAATTGCACCGTTAAGCGCCACCGAGCCGTTAATATCAACAGTAGTAGCCGTTATTTGAATCTCAGTGTCTGCGACAATATCAAGTTGACCATCAGAGCTAGAACTAATGTGTATAGCTGTGTCGCGGAACTGAACTTTGTTTGCACCGTCAATAGTAGTAGCCGCCGCAATATTTACTGCACCGTCAATATCCACAACATCTAAGTTTGTAGTTCCCGCTACGTCTAAAGCGCCGTTAAAGTCTACGTTACCTGCTACTGCAAGTGTTGTAGCCATATCCACAGCGCCGTCAATATCTACAACATCAAGATTTGTTGTGCCATCTACGTCTATGTTTCCAGAGATGTCTAAAGAAGAAGCAGTCAATACACCTGTAACACCAAGCGTACCTGCAACGGTTGCGTTTACATCTACATCTAGTGTATCTATATGGGCTGTACCGTCTAGGTAAAGATCACGCCACTCTTGTCCAGAGCTTCCAAGGTCAAATGCACTGTCAGTATTAGGAATAATATTACTGTTTACATCAGCGCCGAATACAACATTATCGCTTGCCGCATCACCTAAAGTTAGTGTACCGCCATTGAGTGTTGTAGTACCAGTCACTACAAGCGTTCCACCTACAGTTGTATTGCCTGTTATGCCTAATGTGCCGCCAACAGTTGTGTTGCCTGTTATACCTAGTGTGCCTGCAATAGTTGCGTTAGCGTCTACGTCTAAGGTGTCTACGTGGATTGTTCCATCAAAGAAACCGTCCTTAAACTCTAAAGAACTTGTACCCAAGTCAATATCACTATCAGTAACAGGAACAATTGCACCGTCTTGGATGCGAATTTGCTCAACTGCTGAACCACTAACCTCTACAAAGACTCCCCAACGATTGTTAGTAGTATCAACTACAATCTTGTTTAAGAAGTTTTGATCACCAATAATCTCAATGTTTCCACCTTCTCCTGCGCCACCATCATGTTGGTGTCCAGTAGTTCCACTGCTTGCATACGCAAAGGCTGATACTATTTGATTGTATTCAGTATTAAAAATTGAGGCTGTAATTGTATCGCCATCAGCAAAAGTGCTTTGTCTTGTATAACTTGTACCTGCCATTGTCTATCTCCGCGTTGATGGCATATAATCAATATACATACCGTTTACTGAAAAAGGTGGGTTCTTATCGTCAGTGCGGATTCTAAAACTTACTGAGAATCCACCGCCTTGAACCGCTTGTCGAACTAGAGGATCGTTAGATGCTCCAAAAATAGTGTTGCTAAATGTTGATGTTCCAAAAATAGCGGGTGTTGGTACTGCTGTCATTATGTAGTCTAGCGGTTGAGGTACATCATCGTCTTCGTAATCATATCTAACTCGTAATACAGGTTGTGCAATTCCTTCGGGACTAAAAGAAAGCTTTACGTATCGCATGTTTTTGCGAGTACCAAAGTCTCCAAAGTCATAGTTAGGTGTTGTGTATGTAGCTCTAATATCAGCTTCAGTATTTAGATGCAGAAATGAATTGCCTACATCGTGAGTATAAACGTATCCTTCGCTATCGCCGTGAAATGTTTTTTCTATTCCGTTAGATGAAAAGCCAGAAGTAATTGCTCTTGCTTGAATGCCAAATGTTTCTGACCATGCAAAACCTTGAGAGGTTAAAGAGCCTATAATGCCTTTTGATTCTTTTGCGGCTTGTGTTAGCGTAGTATAGAAAATTCTGTATTGTGATTTCTGACGCAATACAACGCTATCTACAATTAGATTTGAAATATCACTTGCAACAGTCTCTACAATACTTTGTATCTGACGGCTTACTGAGCCTAACTCAACGTCACCAATACGTGCTGTACCTGCAATAGTTCTTACGCCATCAGGACTCAAGAATACTAAGTCACCTGCAACTTCTTGAATTGTGTGATTGTCTAAACAACCTACGTTTTTAGTTACAGGTTGGATTGCAATAGTGCTAGAGTTATTTATATTTGTAAGTTTATAGATACTATTCTTACAGAAAATTACAAGGTCGGAACGGAAACCGCGTACTCCAACTACTTTATCATCTAGCTTTATAGTTCCTGATCCACTGCTTGTAAAGCTATCAATGTCATCAGTTCCGCTATAGAAAATTGTGTTAGGATTATTTATGTCTCCTGCAACTACTAAGTGTCTGTCGTGTATTGTGCAAGTAGTTGGGTTAACAGTACCAGACACTGTTATTTCTTTAGCAAAGTATGTTCTATTAGTAAGAGCGCCAGAGCCTAGCATTTTAAAATAGAAAGGCTTGTTGTTAGAAGATTCATCAACGATTATAAGTTCGCCGTATGTAGTGTCGCCTTCATAGATAGCAAAGTTACACTGGCCTTGTGAAGTCCTAGCTAAAGCTGAACGACCTGTAAAGGCTGTGTGGTTGTCTCCACCGCTTGCAACACTAGCTTTGTTAATCTGCAACCACGTACTTCCATCAAGTGTAAAGTAAATGTTTGTTCCTGACGCGGCTACTAAACCATCAGCATATACAACTAAGCCCAAGATAGGGCTGTCAGTGTTTGGGTTAGCGTTACCAAACCTTTGGAAGCCGTTAATTCTACGGTATCCACCGTCTGTATCAACCTCAAAGTTTTCTAGGTTTGTAGCTAATCCGGGCTGTGCTAACATCTCAAACTGATTTAAATTAGTATTTAAACCACCTTTACACGAAAGACCAAAAGGCTGTGAACCTGCCATGTTATACGTATCTCATTCTGTCATCTTTCATATAGATAGGCGTTTGCCCCATTAGAATAAGCTTCATATTTTTTAAACCTTTTTTATAATCGTCATTCGAAAATGCGGCGGCTTGAGCATTGTCTTTAAACTGATGTACATAATATCTTGCTCTGTTTAAAAGAACAGAAGAATATGAATCAGGAAATGCTAAAAGGTCTGAATGTGCTGAAAGTGCAGTAGGTTGCACATACGCAAAGAACCAAACTTTATATACTTTGTCTGGTATAGGGCTAAGTCCAAACTTTCTATTGTCTGGACTTTTAATGACTCTGCTAGGAACACCGTATTCTTGTGTGTCAGCATCGTCTAAATTTTCTGATACTCTAAAGAAATCTTTCCATTCTTCAATAGTAGTAAACTTTAAATTGCGGCTAAGGTATGGAGGAGATTCTCCAGACACGCCGACTGTGGTCATATAGAAATTATCCCAATCTATATAACTATGATCTGTAGTAATAGAAGAACTTGCAGGTTTTAGTTCGTACCACCTAGTTCCTTCTACTGTATCTATAGAAGAATTACCGTACATTGGATCTGTCTCACCGCTGTCGGCCAAAGACAAGAAAGGCCATTGAGGTTCTTCATTAACAATGTCGAAATAAGCTCTGTTAAGAACATCTTTTACATGCGTCTGTATGCCTACTGAACTAGCAAACGAAGCACTTGTAAGTTCTACTTCATTTATCTCGCGTAAGATTTCATTCGCTAAAGTTAAAAAGGTTGTTGCCATATCTTATTGCGCCTTTGATTTAGTTTCAGTTTCTTTCTTTCCAAAGATAGCATCCCAGTTATCTTCGTATTTCTTTTTGTTTTCTGGCTTATACCAACTTCCTGTATCGCCTAGTATCTTTCCTTTACTTCTGCCTTGTATCATTACAGGCTTTGTGTTGCTTCCAATTATTGCCATTATAACCTCTTAAAGATCAGGGGGCTTTTACACCCCCTTCTCTAATTGCTTACTTAGTCGATACCGTAGAACGCAGAAACAAGTGCGTCA